TATAAAGTTGCCCCACCTTTAATCTGGCACCCAAACCGAATGTGGGTTCAAATAAATCGTCCGCTGGTACAGGGTCGCCATTGAACTGGGTTACCTGCGGGCTGGTTAGAATGAATCGTTCTATTGCTTGCCGGGTTAAGTCCCAGTCGGAGGCCATTTGTAAATCGCCACCCGCCGTTAATAGGAAATCCCCACCCCATTCCTGATATAGGTCTGAAACAACTGCCATTAAATAACTACACCGAAAGGTACTATATTAATTTTAATGGTTAGCTGGCAAATACGTTTAAGGCACTATCTGACGGACCTATAAGTATGTCTGGTGGTCCAGTTGTACCGCCCTGGGGGTCTGGGTGGGTGTGGAGATTGTATACTGCGGCAGATACCTGATTAAGGACGTTGGAACCAGAGCCAGATCCCAATTGGACAACCGGGCATTGAACTAATACGGTCGTTGCGCTAGCGATTGTTATTAACCCAGAAGCGGTAACTGTAATGGTAGTTCCCGCAGATGCGTTGATTTCTCCATCGCTTTCTATACCGATAGCAGCAGTTGGATTCCCCGTAGCCGATATGTTTACCGTTGGCAGGGTTGTGCTGGTTGCCGCTATATCTATCTCTGCCGATATTTCACCATCAGCAGACAGGGATAATGTAGCTGTAGATGCGCCACCTGTTGCGGTAACGGCAAATTCGCCAGTTGCAGTGGCGGTCCCGCCAGTTGCTTCTGAGCTGAGACTTAGATCACTAGTGTTATTGCCGCCGTCTTTTGCTGTAGCGGTGATGCTTATGTCTGACTCATTGTCGGCGCCGTCCTGCGATTCAGCAGTTATGTTAACTGTTGACGTATTGGTGGTTCCGGTTCCTGTAGAGGCGTCGATGTCTATGGTCGAATCATTTTCTACCATTCCTTGGCTATCGGCATCCACATTGACAGTGTTGGTTGTTGAGGTGTTGCCAGTCACTGTTGATTTCAGGTCGGCTTCGCCATCGGCAACCAGGGCTTTGCCAGTTGCAACAGCGCTGAAAGTTGATGCGACAGTTCCGCTATCTCCGTCATTGGCAGTAACTCCGTTTGCTTCTATGGAAATTGTTGTGGCTACGTCATCCCCGCCAGTGGCGTCAGCCGCTATAAATACATCTGAATTCAGCTGGCACATATCTGGGACACTGCCATCCTGAACGCCAATGATTGACTTCATATTGGTTGTGGCGGTGATAGAGGTGGGTTCTTCAACCTGGTCGTCTGCGTTGGCAACAACGCCAATGTTACATACCCGGGTCAGGTCCGTATCACTGGGCTCTTTAAATGGCTTCTGGGGGGATGTCGCTGCCTGAACAGTAATGCTTCCGTCCTGTCGCAGAAATATATACGTCCCGCTGCTGTGGCGGATAACGCATTCGCCGGACTGGAATATTGTCCGGGTGACATTGCCAAAGTCGTCAGTGATTGTTTGAGCGTTGCCTGGGGGCGTTAGGACGTTGTTGAATAAAAAGGCGCCTGCCACATAGAATGTTGATTCTCTGCCAACTACCATAACCAGAACTTGCTCAGGGAATACAGTTTGGTCCTGCCCGTCATCGGCGCTTCCTGTTGGATTGGTTACAGTTCCGCCGCCATATGGTCCCACCTGCATTCCGAAATTAACCCCGTTCCAGGGAGTGAACAACTGGATGAACCCGGTCTCCATACATTTATTGCCGTCATTGGTGAAGTTGCCAATGACGCATTTGATTCGGTTTGTGGCAGGGTCGTAGGCAGAAACATTGCCCATATAAAAGAAAACCTGCGCCTGGGTTTGCTCAGCCGCTGCCTGAAGGTGTAAGTTAATTGCTTCGTTGGCGTCGTTGTTGCGTTGCATTATCCGCCTTCGTCTTCTACGTCTATTGCGCCGCTAGCGCTAATGTGGGTATAAAAGCCTTGTCCTTCAGAGGACTCATAGGAAGCCATTTGAAAGCTGTGGGTGAGAGCTGCTACTGTCAACTGCTGGTTACTTACGCTGAATAGATCGCCTGCATTAGCTGCCATAAACATCACCTTGTCGTTGACTTTTAACGATGCATCCCCATCAATTAGAACTTCTGCGGTGATTGCCCGGCGCTTCAGGTCGGCTGCAATCGCATCGGCGTATTGCTGAGCGTTTTCGGGAGATAGCCCGAACGGGTGTTTATTGTAAACAACTCCGTTACCTTTTCCGTCCTGGGTTGTCGCAAACGCCTGTTGATTATTATTATTGTGATCGGTAGCGAACACATTAACTGTGAAATTGGAGTAGCGTCTAGCCTGCTGGTTAATTGATATTTCTTTGATAGCGGGTTGCCCGCTGGGTCCGGACTTTCCAGCGCCTAGCGCTGTGGGCATCCAGTAATATGAATGACTGCTGCCTTTTCCGGGCTGTCCAAAGTACAGGTCAGCCTCTGGCGTCACATAAACAATGAACCCGCATTCCTGAGCAAACAGCTGGAGGGTTCTCCAGAATGATCTGGGTCGGTCAGAATAGGTATATTCCTGTGACTGATATGCGTCATATTGTGTACCTGCCAACTGGGAAGTTTCGGTTATCTTTGAGGTGCCGAAGCCATGCTTCTGGGCTATCTGCTTTACAATTTCGCTAATTGGTTGGTTCTGGTATTGCATATCCGACAGGGCTAGAAACTCATCCCGCAGGATAGCGCTCAGGTCTCTGCCCCGGATTTCCAGCAGGTCGTTGTGCCACTCACCTTCAACCTGATCGACAATGCCGCTAAAGATTAATTTCTGGCTGTCATTTTTGATAACGTAGATTTGGATTCTAGAACTAAAATTATTTTTAACTAAAGAGAAGACATCTATTCCTTTAGTTTGGAGATATTTAATACTGGTTGCCACATCAAAGTGGCTGATGCTTCCAGCGGAACTTAAGTTACAGCTCCAATTGATAACGGGCATTTCTGTTCCGTTAAGAATAACCCTGGTTGTTACTTTGCTATATGGCTGCATTAGGATGTAGAGAACGGTGTAAAGGTATTTTTACTAGGTATAACTAATGTAAAGCTGCCCAGCGGTAGATAGTCCTGTAGGTTGTTGGCGCTAGCGATGAGGGGCCACAGATCGGCATCTCCATAAAATTCTGATGCTAAAGCAATGAGGTTCGGGTTAATGGCGGTCACCTGTCGGATGATGATGTTATTAGGGTTGCCAAGGGCATCAAACACAGTAGTCAAAGCGCCGTTCATATCGGACACAGCAGATGCTAATGGAAAGTCAGTGCCATTAATATAGCCAGGAAGCAATACCTGAAGATTAAGTATTTGGTTCTGTAAGGATGTGATTGTGGTTTGGGGGATATCCGCCAATGTTTGATCTGCAGCTACCATAGCAGTGTTTATCTGATCATTGATACTGTTAGATTTCTGGGCTAGCGGTAGCGGGATGGCTGCCCCAGAGGCAGGGGAGTTAGTTGTTTGCAGCAACTGGTTTTGAGCCTGTTGCAGAATAGTTTCAGGAAGTGGCGGATCAGCGCCGTTGCTACTGGATGTTTGGTCCATAATCGGAACCAAAGCAATACGGTATTCCAACATCTGTTTAAGCTTGCCGGTTATTTCAAATTCTTTAACGACAACCTGATAGTTAAACTGACCCCACTTCAGGGTTATTGGTTGCTGTTCTTTGCGCAGCTGGTTAAGCGCTGTTGCCCGGTCAAAGGCTACGGGGTTAGCTTTGTCGCCGTCCCACAGGATGCCTTTCCAGGATATTTCTGGGAAAGGGAAGTTACCTAGATTCTGAACTGTTCTGGTTCCGCCAGGAAAGTCATGTACAGCTAACTTATTAGTACCAAAAAGATTAGGTATTTCTTCTGGAACTTCCCAGTCATTAAAAGTTATATTGCCTAGCATTAGGTCTTGTTTATTTTGGTTAGCCATTAGTGTTTACCAAAACCAGAGGTAAGAACTGGGCTAGTTCCAACGCCCGCCCCAGTGTCATGACCATAAGAAGCTTTTATTCCGTTTTGTTTGTTGCGTTTGTCCATTGCATCACCCAGCACATTGGCTAGATGTTTCGGGTCCTGGGTTGTAACTGGGGCGTTAAAGTTAATAGTTACACCGCCAGACGGTGCGCTACCTCTTCTAGTATTGAACACCCCGCCGCCTGTAGGTGCTGGTACTGGTGTTGTTTTATGTCCGCTTGCCCGATTAGCAGCAACAGCTAGAGCATGGTCCATAGTTCCTGCCGCCTCTTTCATATTGTTGAATTGCTTTATTGCGTTGCCAGTTGCTTCTTTAATTGCGGCTGCTTCTTTAGAAAAGAAATCTGCGCCAGGCAGATTGCCGCCCAGCATTGGCAAAGTTGGAGAAACTATTTTAGAAAGAGAACCCACCAATGCGGGTATACCCTTTGCTATTTGATATATGCTTTTTACAAATCCTTCAATTACCTTGCCAATAGCACCAAATGCTCTATTGATGTCATTGCTACTGCTGCTCAGTCGTTTTGAGAAGGAATTAAAACTATCAGCCATACGATCTAAGCTGTTCATAATACGAAGCATCATAGATAACGCTTTGTTGAACGTCTGAATTGCAATGACGTTTTGAGAGAGTTTTATTCGCATAGAATCCCAAGCTTCATTGATTGCTTTAAGTCGATTGGCTGGATCTTTTTGCGCTAGCGATTGCTGAGTTTCTAGCCCAGGAAGCATACTACGCTGCTCACTTTGACGAACAAGAGTGGCTCTGGGTCCAGATAAAGCCAGCTCACTTAGAAAGGCTCTGGTATACGCTGGACCGCCTTTAATAGCAGTATTGAATGCCTGAGCTTGCATACCAGCGTCCATTGTGCGAAATCCCGGATAGCGCTTTTCCAATGCGGGGATTAATACCTTTTCTCCCCAGGCAATAGGGTTATTTCGTAAAAGTTCTATGTCTTTAACTTGTCCAACGGGGACATCCAGTGCGTATTCACCTTTTCCTTTCTTTAATGGCTCTGTTAATAGACCCAATGACCCTAAAGAAACAGCAAACGCTTTATTCATTGTTCCCTGCATCAGGGTTTGAGCGGCGGTTTTCATTTCAACACCGGCTCTACCTCTAGCCCCGATTCCTATACCGCTCACTGCCATTTCCTGGTTGAGGTGGGTTAGCATAAGCATTAATGCGTCAGTGCCCCACAGGTATCTAGATGGCCCAGCTGTGGCTATTTGCTGTTGGAACATTTCAGGTGTAACTCTACCGCCTGATAGGATACTGGCTTTTAGCATCTGTTCAATAACATCTTTGAAGCGTTTCGGGTCGTTTATAGCACCAAGCATTTCAGCAGATTTGACCATTGCACCGGCATGTTGCTGTACATGCCCCTGTAGATGGGGAGCGACCTCTTTAGATGCCCGAATAATTTCTTCAGCAAATGCCATCATCGGCGCTTTGTTTAAAGCCTCTTCCTGCGAACTAAATATGGATTTTGATTCAATCAATCCCCGCAGTGTTTCATTTACACCTATGCCAGGGTATTGTTTACGTAGATTGTTTGCTAGATCTACCGCCCGGCTTTTTTGGTCTGGCGTCCACCCAGTCATTGACATTTGGTTCAATAGACGGCTGTATTCTAATCCGGGAGCCGCAAATCCTTGTCCGAACGAAGCCAATTGCTCAACTCCGAATATGGCTAGTCCAGCATTTCCTAAAAAGTTTAAAGCTCCACCAGCCGCCCTACCTGCGCCTTTAGCTAAACCACCACCAAAAGCCAGGGCTCTACCCAATGCTGATATCTTTTTATTAGACTTTTCAGCAGCATTACCGATGTTACTAATGCTGTTGGCTACAGAATTAAGGCCCCTGCCGTATTTATCGACAAGTGCCATATTTTTTGCCATCTGATTAAGTTCAGAGTTAGCTTTACTGAGGCTTCCTGCTTTTCCTAAGATTGACTCCAGTCTTTCAAATGATTTAACCATTTGATTGACAAGTGGGATCATCCGCTCTAATTTAGCGGTGATTTGATCGTTTAGAACTAAGGATACGCCAGCTTCGTACATTATTATATTTTAGCTGTAGTCGGCGTCTCCAGTTTTCCAGTTGATAGATGCGCCGTTTTGCCGGTGCAAAGTGTACATATACCCCCAGCGCAAAGTGTCGTCCATTTCTAGGACGTCTTTATAGCTGAAGCCATGACTGACTAAAAAAGTAATTTCCTGAACCAATCGATTCTCTGTTACTTTTTTACGATTTGGAGTTGCGCCTCCGTTAGTGTCGGGAAGTTTTTGGCCATGATTAACTCTGCGGCTTCTAAACCCTGATCGCCTAACTGTAATGCTATCTGCTGTATCTGACCAAAATTTTCTACTGTCGGTGTCGGTTTGCCGTCTATCTCCCTGACATGTAAGATAGTGCGAACCAACAGTTCCTGATAAAGCATCGATTGAGGATTAAATTCGTTTGATGCCATCAGTGCTGGCAATAAAAGCTTCACAGGGATGGCTGGCTTGCCCATCTTTACGACTTTACCGCCCGGCAGGGTGAATTCTACCTGGGTTGGCATTGCGGCGGTTGTAGAGGCAGCTGGCTCTGTCTGCTTCTCTTTTTCTACAGCGGCTTCAGCTTCTTTTCCCGAAATGACTCTTACCATTACTTAAAGTTCCTAAAATAGATCTCAGGTATAAGTTTATTTAAAACAGGCAGCGTCAACATTAGAGCTTTTTTAAATATCGGGCGGGGAACCATTTTGGCGGTTCCGTATTCTAGCCACTTTGCTTTCTCATCATTACTGCCGATCTCTACAGTACTGACTGAAGTAACTATATATTCAATACTGGCTTTGTACTTGCCGGTTGCATAAAGTGGAGTGTCAGGATTGCCGTCCATACCCTGGTTCAAACTACGCTTAATGCGTAATGTCTCTGGCGATAGCTGTCCCATTGGTCCGAATGGACTGGGTTGCCAGTCTGCCTGGTAGTGGCCAATCATCTTTTGCGCCATAAGCTGGGTACCAGCGCCAATGGCGGTGAGCATAGTTAGTCGGGCGACTTTAGCCGCCGTCACCTCTTCCTGAAGTGCCCGCTGGAGATCCTTTAAGGTGTTCATTAGCCGCCAACTAATTGAGGCGAAGTGCTGGCGTTACCATTAACTAGTAGTTGTTGTGCCCGGAAAGCGAAACTTTGATTGACCTGTTTAGCGCCAGTAAAGTCGCCAGTGTTGACGTTGTGGATAACAGCATTAACAAACGTTAATGTGTTTACTGCCAGGGTGATGTTTTCAACTACAACCGCTTCTATTGAGAAATAACTCTCTTGTCCCTGTAGGTTGAAGATTGCCATAATGGCGGATTGAAAGTTTAGGAGGTTGTTGTTATATCTGGCGAACGTCATTGTGCCGTCCCAGCCATGATATACGTTTCGTAGAAGTTGCAAACCGCCATTATTGACAGGGGTTACGGTCAGGTTAGAGATTATAGGATGAGCGTTAAACTCTTCCAACCTGCCCAGAAGGGTTGAGTCTATTTGCCCGAACGGACCAGTGATAAGCAAGGTTCTAAGATCTTGCCCAACTGAAAAGCCTGTGATATTAGCGTTAGCCATTAGGTCGTTGCTCCGTTCGTTATAACCGCATTGCTGCTAACGATCTGAACCGTTACGCCGCCCTGTAGAGTGAAGATGAGGAACCAAACTGACGCCAGATAACGAACCTGAACGGCCACATTGAGGATGTGCTGGGGGATTGTTACTGGGGTGTTAAGTCCAGGTCCCTGAGTTTGGCTGAAGTCGCAGATAACTTTGTAAGCGTCGATCTGACGATTGCCCTGAAGTTCAGTCAGGAAGGTGTTGCAGAGGTTACGCACAGCTGCCCGCAGAGGATCTTGTGGCTGTTGCGATTGCAGTTGTCCAATGAACTGACCCAGAACTTGTCCGAACGACTGGATGAGGAAGTTGGTCATACGGGTGTATTCAACTGGTCCCTGAGCGACGTTAGTTGTCATAGCCCGGTTAACGCCAGTTCTGAAACCAAAGGTTGGTCCAGCGTTGATTGGGTTGTTAATTAGGATGATTCCCAGACTGTTGGCTTGCCCGATTTCAACGTTGCTGTATGGGGCTCCGGCAATCGATCTGGGGGTTCCCTGAACGTTAAACAGTGGCTTATTCAGCGGAGACTGTTCTGGAGACAAAGCAGTGATTGAGCCCATCACATATGCCAGAGGTGGAACGAAACGCTGAACGTTATTGATGCTGTCGAAGAACAGAATCCAATCTAGCGGGCAGAACGCCTGGTAGTCATCAATTCCTGACTCATTGAGAATCGTATTCCATTGAGTGATGGTTGTATTGATCGCTGGGGCGATTGCATAAGCAATACCGTTTTGCTGCGCATAGGCGTCCATATCTGGGAATGCGGTTGCGTCAGTCATACCAGCGATCCAGAACTGCTGAATTGATGGTTGAAGATTGTTGGTGGTGAATATACCTGTTGGAGGTACAGAATCATTGTTACCAATGAGGTCAGCAGTGTCTACTGCCCGGCCATCGGTTCCGCCAGAAAGGTTGAACTGTCCCAGCGCCGGTGCTCCAGGACTTCCAGACCCAGCGGGAGTGAAGCGGCAAAGCTGCGATGGTCCCTGAGTTGCGCCAGTTCCGCCAGCCAATGCAGTCTGGAACGCTGCCCAGAATGTGGAGGTGTTAGGCAGTCCAACGTAAAACTCTTGTCCTTTTCCTTGCCATCCGGTAAGCAGGACGTTAACTTTTGTACTGTTGGAACCAGCCAAGATTGAACAAATTATCTG